GGAATCACACCAATCAAGCATAAAATTCCTAACAAAGGTAATGCCCTTATCATCATGACCAATGTTGATTTTATTTTTTACTTGATAGCTATCGTAATCTTGAGGCTCAAGAAAATGGTATACATCATACCCAGCGTCCTCAAAAATTTTATGGGTTTTTGTGTTCGGCCTTCCTTTGCTTGGAATGCAAACTATCATTTTATACTTTTCTCAGATAATTCAGTATGATGCCGCCAATATAAGCACCATCTTTTCTGAGAGCGGCGATTAGGTCTTTTGCTTCATCGTAATCAGATGATTCAAATTCTATCTGGATAGCTTTCTTCACGTCTTCACCATAACCGTCTATCTCTTGGTCATGACTATCATCATCCAATATTGAATAGTCTATTTTTTCGGTAAAACTTGGTAATACCTCCCAGCCAAGCAAATTAAGATTGAAATCAGTTTCTTGCAAAGATTCTATTTCTATTTTGAGCAGCTCATCATCCCATCCAGCATTCATCGCCAGGCGATTGTCTGCAATGACGTATGCCTTGCGCTGCGCATCGCTTAAATGATCTGCCTGGATAACTGGCAATTCGGTCAAGCCTAGCTTTTTTGCAGCCATGACGCGACCATGCCCGGCAATAATGCCGTTTTCGCCGTCTACGATAATTGGGTTGAGAAATCCGAACTCTTTAATACTCGCGGCGATTTGATCTATCTGCGCGTCGGAGTGGGTGCGGGAATTGAGCGCGTAAGGAATAAGTTTATCGATTGATACTGTTTTGTGCGGTGGAAATTCCATGTGCTCCCCGAGCAACTATTCTCCCGCCCAGCAGGCAAAAAAACTGGCGACCTCATCAGCCGCCAGAAACACCATGAACTAGACGCATTGTATCACAAAAACGGCAGGAAATTGCAATCAGCAACTACCCCCCCCCATCTATTCGGCGATTGAGCAGTAGACACTGATAGTGCCGGATGTATAAGCCGATATCCTGGCGCGAACGAATCCTAGTGTATCGCTATTGGCTTTGTCGCCATCTGCGGTGAAGGTTTCGAGCGTGGTAGCAGACTGATCTTCGTGAGTCTTGTACTCAATCAGCACGGTTGCAGTAGTGATGCCGCTTACACTAAATACCTTATCTTTCGGCAGCCGGAACCATTCGCTGGTAGCTACCTTTTCCTCGCCTGACAGCAGCGTGATTGTGCGATTGCTGCCGATGGTTGTATATGACATTGTTTTGTCCTCACAATAAAACGTTAGCCGGCGAGCATATTGATAATGGATCAATTAGCTCGATGCCTTGAAATACCTTTCCAGTCTCTGCCGCGTTCGCCTGGCCATCAGCGCCGTTCGACATCCACTGGACACAAAGCGCTTCCCAGGCTCCGTCCTGCGTAGCCGGTAGCCAAAAATTAGCGTGATACCTCGTGTCCATGACGGGCGGCGTGGTTACATTGCCCTCATCGTCTACGACGGCCGGTATGATGACGTGCGGCCCGATCCTTGTGATAGTCGCCCCAGGTGCTGGTACATAGTCGCCAGACGCTGGTTCTGCCGGACGGATGACATTACCATCTACATCGACCATTTCTGGTATGCCCGGGTTTTCATGGACCAGCAGACCAACGTTGATCGCCATTGTGTCGAAAGTGTCTTTGTCGGTTGCACGTACCATACAGTGCAGGATGCCGCCTTTGACCTGAGCGTATACCGGAGTCTCTGTGTCGCCAGAGACGATGATCAGTTGGCCGGTTTCGCTGGTGTGGTGGCTCATGATGACGCCTCCTCAATTCCAGCGTCAGTCAGATCGACGTTCCAGATGGCGAATTCCTTGATCGTGCCCATGTAGTCATAACCAAGGTTGAGATCGGTTGCAGACAGATCAGGCAGTGCTGTGGGAGTGGTGTTTGCTGTCAGTGCAGTGCCATCTACAGCGCCGTTCAAGAAGGTAGAGCCGTGGCGGGATGCGATAGAATATGGCACTAGGATGCCGGGGGAGTAGGTGGTGTCTGGCCCCACAACAGTATCCGTTACACCATTTTGTCTTTGCAAAAAGTAAGGCGATCCAGTAGATGTGGATACCGTTGTAATACGCTGGAATATATAATTGCTACTATCCTCAAACCAGTATACGCCTACTACTTCGGAAGAGTTATCAGTATCAGCATACGTCATCCTCCCATCCATCTTGATCGACACAGCAAGTGGGTCTATCTCGCGGACACTGACGTTGTCTATAGATCCAATAAAATCACTAACAGACGCAAATGAAATATATCCATCGCCAGAAACAAAAGTTACCTCATTTGTTCCCTCAGACGTAACCCGGATAGCTCCAGTACTACTGTTGTACGTTGGTCTTATGTCTACACCTGTGCCAGATGTCTTTGTTAGATCAAATGTAATCTGATAAACTTTTCCGACTGTAAGAACATTTTGTTGATATATAACTGCTGTACCCGTGGACGGCTTATTAGCAGAGCCACCGCTAATTTCCCAGCTTCCACCTTCAATCCAATCACTATCCGTATCAAACCCACCATTAGTCACCAACTCCGGGCCGATGACATTTGGTGCAGGCCACGGCAGGTTGCTTGCAGTCATCGTGTCGGCTGATCGAGTGACGGTTGAGCCTGATGTGGGGATGTAGCTTGAAGGAGTGGAGGCTTGTTCGAGCTGCGCGTTAGTCACAGTGCCAGTGACAGTCAGAGTCAGAGTACCAGCGCTCGGGGTGAAACTTAAATTGACGCGGTTGTTCTCGCCAGTTCCCGTGCCGACAAGAGGCCCATCAGTCGATGCGCCAGACAGAGTTATAGTTCCGGTGCCCGTGAAGTGTAGCGTGTAAGGATCAGCACTCACCGTTACATTTTGAGTTGATAAAGTCCCGCTATTCAGCAGCAAATTCGTCCGCGCTTCGCTCTCATGCAGATAGCCCTCATTGACCCACGCCGACCCGTTGTAAACATGATGGCCGATGCGGGGAACGTTAGAGCCAACGGTGATAAGAGTACCAGTGCTGTCCACCATCGTGGCGCTGGACGATCTCGCGTGGGTAAATGCCGTGCTGAGCGGAACCTGATAGTTGTTCGCAAAGTAAAAGTTATTCGCAAAGTCAGCTACTAACCTCGGCTCAACACCGTCAGCGTCGTATGGACGCAGGATACCGCCAAGCGCTCTGGCAACTATGCGGCGGTTAGAGATAGGCCTGGTTGCAATAGTTGTTACATCGACGTCGCTCATAATCTCACTCGTCAATCTCAGTCAGCGGGCAACCAGTCGGAAAATCCAGGTTTACCGATATCTCAACAGCCTGACCTGGCCGGATATTCGTGCACCATCTCCGGTAAGGATTGTACTTGTCAGCCTGGTGATACGGGCATTCAAAGCAGTGATCAATCAGCAGGATGCCGTCTTTGTCTACTTTTCTCATAGCTTATTATAGCATGTAACATCAGATTTCATGCTCATTTCGATATCAGCATCATTCCATCCGGCAAGCCAGAACCCGCGCAATACAGTAGATAATTCAACCGGGCAAGCATATTTATTCTTACCGTCCATCCTAGCTGCATATCCTTTTTGATATATTTCGTGCTGTGTTTTTGTCATCTATTTCATGCTCGACTTTGTTTTTCTTTTCTTGATCACATATCCACCCCGCTGCATCCAGAAAATTGTTGATAGTCTCGCGCTGGTGTTTGTCCAGCTTTACGCCTTCTGCTGATGTGACTATACGCACAAAAGTACCGTCGTCGTTTGTTATCTCTAGGCTAGGCATTACTCTTTCCGTAAGTACTCCAGCTCCTCTTTTAGCCTCGAATGAAACGAGTCCTCGCCATCGTCACCGCTTACAAGCCAGTCAACCCTCTGAGCGTAAACGTATGCTAGCTGCAAATATCTGACAGCCGTTTCAAATTCTTTAATAGTTTGCTCGCTGTAGAATTTACCGCGCTTGTCGCCCCACTCGTTTATGGACTCATCGTCATTGCTACAAATCAAATCCTCTATTTCATCAACAATGTTTACAATGTGCCATTGCTTGTAGTCAAAATGTCCGCCACTCATCACTTTACTCCCAGACCCAAAGTCCACGCCATTCAGCGCCGTTTGTCATCGTTCTATGTCAGCGCTAATTCGCGTCCTGTAGAACACCCAGTCCTTGACCGTGTTTTCCGGTATGCCGTACTGTGCTGCCAGTTTTCGGTATGACTTGCCGGCCTCGAATTCTGCGCGGATCCTTTCTACCACTTCGCCAGGCACTTTTGCTTTATGATGTTTTTTCATGATTTTAAATTGCCAAACTATATTGATTATCTTTAGCTGATTGCATATTCCTTTTTGCCAAATTGAAATATGACGGCTTCAATTCCGCGCCTATAGCTTTCCTGTCCATTTTTACAGCCATATAAGTTTCTGAGCCTATGCCCATAAACGGCGACAAAACGACATCACCAGGAACAGACCATAACTGCATCGCTCTTTCGATAACGTCTAACTGAAGCGGGCATATGTGCCGCTCGTCGTCGCTTTCTCTGGCTTCCTGGAATTGCAGAGTGTTAGTCTGCCGAATGTCATCCCAAACAGGACTCGCATATTTCTGCCAAACATCAATCGACGTGGCATCCTGCCCCGGGATGAAATACCAGCGTCCGTCGTCGTACTGGTATCCTTTAAAACCATCAGGAGGACATTCTCCGACATAGTGCGTAAATTCACCAGCAATCGGCTTTGTGTTTTCACCAGGCTTGCGCATAGCTATTAGATAGTCTGGTATTCCTTGCCTACTCATCGCAGAATCTTTCTTTACCTGCTTATGCAATAAACCGAGCGCCTTTGTACGCTGCATCGCAATAACTGGATCCTTCCAGATACATACTTCGCTGTGATAGATAAACCCAGACTTCTGAAAACACCGAATAAGATCGCCTCTGAAATCTTTAACACCAATGAATCCGTCATTCTGCTTCGACGTCGGTAGATTCATGCAGTGAACTGCCATTATTCGGCCTGGAGCCATTACGCGGTAAAGCTGATCAACCAGAAACGAAAAGTGCTGGAAAAACTCTTCATCATCCTTCACGTTGCCCATATCGCGGTCGCTGTTCGAGTAAGTATATAAACTGGCGAATGGCGGAGAATAGATGCAAAAGTCAACCGATCCATCGCCAAGCCCCGAAACAACATCAACGCAGTCAGCGTTATAAATTGCATAATTATCTGTTACTACCTGATCTATCACGCCCATGATGGAATCTCCATTTTTTCGTTATTGATGTATTCTGCTTTTTCCTGCTGCGCTCGGCCAATTTCTGCCAGAGTCTTATCCTTCATTACCGCAATCATTTCGCGGGTCAATTGCTTATGCTGCTGCTCTTTGCGCTTGATGTTTGCCAGCACGCCGCCCTCAACATCGGCAGAGACAATGTGAACGTGCACAGGCCGCTTTTGACCATAGCGCCAGCATCTGCGAACAGCCTGGTAAAATTGCTCCCATGAATCCGACAGGCCGACAAAAACCATCTGATTGCAGCTCTGCCAGTTCATGCCAAAACCGGCAATCTTTGGCTTTGTAACCAGCTTGATTACTTGACCACTCGCAAAACCGATCAACGCGGCTGTTTTGTGTGCTGCTTCATCTGCGCCTTTAACTTCCACGGCGTCAGCAATTGCCGCGCATAATTTTTCGGATTCATCGTTCAGATGACACCAAACTAGACACTGACCTTTAACACCATTAGCAATCGTCGCAGCTTCATCGACTCTTGATTGTACAGTATCTTTCCTGGCTCGATTTCTTTCAAGCAGACCTGAAGCAATCGGGGCAAACAGCCCATCGGTAATGCCGCTGTCAATGATATGCTCGTGAAATACCAGCTCTGGCAATTCGTGACCGTCATCAGAATAGCCAAGGTCAGATGGCTTCGTGATGAATACTGCCCAGGTTGCTAGCCACTCGAAAAACTTGCGCTTGCCGTGTCCTTTCAATCGCCATTTTGATGTGTCCGATCCATCATGCACAAAGAACATTGCAAGCATTTCTACCTGAGACATGATGCTCAAGAATTCAGCTTGCGTACCCAGCTCCATAAAGTCGTTAGGCGATGGTGTTGCAGTACATGACAGCCGATAAGGTGTCGACTTGAACGATTCACAACAAAGTTTTTTTGTCTTGCTGTCGATGCCTTTTAATATCGAGCTTTCATCCAGCACGACGCCAGAGAATAGCTGCACGTCAACATTATGTAACTGCTCGTAATTCGTGATGCAAACACCGCTGGCCGTTTTGCTGTATCTGCTAACTTTAATGCCGAATCTTTCACCCTCTGAAATTGTCTGATCAGATACCGCCAGCGGCGCAAGAATTAACACCGGCCTGCCGGTTTTCTTTGCCACTTGATCAGCCCAACATAATTGCATAATCGTTTTGCCAAGCCCGGTATCTGCGAATATCGCTGCCTTACCACGACGCAGCGCCCACCTAACAATGTCAGCCTGATAATCAAATAACGGACAACCTGACAAGTCAACATCGCAGAATCCTGCCGGAATGCTTTTGAAGTTTTTTGATTTTATGAACTCATTATAATTTTTAATCATCGCACTCTCCACGGTATGGCGGCACTCCAAAATCACCGCCCGTCTGGTGCCAGATGCCAACAAGCTCGCAGTATTCTGCATCCTGCGCTTGCATGTCGTACAGGTCATGATTACCTGCAATCAGGTATGCGGCAACAAGAGCTGCCATTGCAAAATACTTCATCACCACTCCTCCACCGGCATGATCTGCTGCTCGTACACTTCCCAGGCGATATGCTCCCTAAGGATTATTTGATAACGCGCAGATCGCTGCATCAATTGATCGGCTCTGTTTTTTGCGGCATCCAGATCGCCTTTGATCATCGCCTCGGCAAACTGTTCGTCGCCGTTAATGGCGTCATAAAAGAATGACGCGTCTCCGATGGCTTTGATTACTTTTTTCAGCACATTAGTGCTGGGGATTAGGTGATCGTACTGGATAACCTCAGAAATATTTTCAGAGATTATCTTATCGATTTTTATTTCATTGATGTTCATGGTTTTATCCCGGTTTTCGGCCGTCCGTGGCCTTTCAGTTAATTTGTTTCGACTTTAACTATCTTTGCTTGGCCATGAAAAAGCGCCAAGTTCCAGAGCCTGAAGTCGTCCATCGACTTAAAAGTTTCAACCTGGGTAAAGGTCTTTTTGAGAATCTTGCTGTAGGTTTGGAAAGTGATAGTAAGCATCTGTCTTTCTCCCGGTTTTGGTAGCGGCCAATCCGCTATCCATGGTGTTAATATACATACTTTTAATTACCTTGTAAATACTTTTTTTTACTTTTGTCTTTCTCCCGGTTTTCGGCCGTCCGTGGCCATTTACAGTTAATTTTTATGCGGCAACGATTTGCTCGACCAAGCAAGCTACTGCCTGGTCTACCGCGTTGCGCTTTGTCTTGCTATCTGCAAAGCCGTACTCGTACCCAAAAGTGCGGCCGGCGAAGGTGACGGTTTTGTCTCGGGTGGTTCCGTCGATGATCTCATAGAGGGTGCGCAGCGGGTTTGCTTTGCCTTGCACTTCCAGGTCGAAGTATTTTCTTACTCCTTTCCAGTCCTTCGCATCACCGGTGCTGATGGTGATTTGCTTGTTGCCGTAATCAAAAGTTACTGTGTTCATCATGGTGTTGCTCCCGGTTTTGGTAGCGGCCAATCCGCTATCCATGGTGTTAATATACATACTTTTAATTACCTTGTAAATACTTTTTTTTACTTTTCGTGAATATATTTCGACCACTTAGACTTGTTGTACGCAATCTGCTGAGAGATTATAAAGTTATTGACTTCAGGCGCCATGCTTTTTCCGATGTCGATATTCAATTTGCTGGGCCAGACACCAAATTTTTTCCGATATTGATGCGCTGCCCAGCCGTCCTTATACCCACGTTCCCGAGCATATCGAAGGAAATTGCTGTACCAGAGCGATTTGTCGTGCGTGCTGTAGACTTTCTGCTTGCCTTTCAGCCTGACTAGCAGCTCGTTAGTACTTTCCAGCGCCTCAGTGATCTTAATTTCGTAGCCGCATTGGCACTTGATCCCGCTCATCAGTTGCTTGCATGACGGACAATCTTTGACCGACATTTCTTCCGCTTTTTTCTTCTTGACCTGGCGTCGCTCATCAAAGCGCTTTTTCTTACGGTCCAGCTCGCCAGGCACCAGCGATTCAGCAAACCCGTGGCGCGAGACGTTATTCGCATGATCGAGGTAGATCGCGTACTCTTTGCCCGGGCTTGATCGCATAATCCGCCCAGCCGCCTGCTGATATGCAATCAGAGACTTTGTCGGCCTGCAGTCAATCAGGCATCGTGTCTGCGGGCTGTCGTATCCTACGCCGAGCAACTTTGAGCAAGACAAGATTTTAAACTCTCCAGCGTCATGCCCATCGTATAGTTCCCGCCGCCTGGCATCGTCTGTGTAGCCGTCGATATGCTCAGCAGAGATACCACTCGAGCGGAATTTGTCGACCAGGTACTTGCTATGCTTGATAGACGGACAAAAGGCAATCGTCTGCGCATTCTCGCCGTGTTCTAGCCAGTTTCTTACTATATCACCTACTAGAGCATCATCGGATTCTATCGCGTCCGCAAGCGCGTCAGGATCGTAGTCGCTACCACCCGTAGGAAGTGATTTGCTTTTGATTGCAGAGACATCAACTGACCTACCGCCGTAATAGTGCACAGGAGCCAGGAAGCGCTGATCCACCAAATCCTGCGTCGTGATCGGCACAATCAGATCATCCCATATCAGCCCCAATCCTTTGCTGTACGGCGTCGCTGACAGGCCGATAAACTTGACCGCGTCCCACTTTTCCATCTGCTTCGTGATCGATTCGTAGGCAGTGTGGCACTCGTCAACAATGCCGAGATCGAAGTCCGGGATTTCCTTGCGCCTGGCAAGAGTCTGGATTGATGCTATCTGCACCGGCTTTGAGTAGTCTTGCATCCAGTGGTTAGACTGGATCACCCCGAAATCAATGCCCATTGCCTGGAAAGCTGACAGAGTCTGATCGACAAGTTTGATGCGGTCGGCAAAGAACATGACCCGATTGCCATTCTCCACCGCTGTCCTTGCCATCCAGGCCGCGGTCAGAGTTTTCCCGAATCCGCACGGAGCGGCTAACAATACTTTGCGATTACCTGCAGCAAAAGATTGGCGGATTTGCTCGATTGCTTTGTTCTGGTGTTCTCTCAGTTCTATCATGGCAAGTGCCTCGGTGATTTTAAATTATCACTCTGAGCATATCATTTTTCATTTATTTTCGCCAGCCCCCCCTCTATATAATAGCTTCTTATATTAAGCTATTACCCCTCATGTCCGCTGGTGATTCCTGAGTTGTGGATAAAAGAACCCCAGCCCCAGCGAAGAGGCTATGGTTCTTCTATCCCATGTCCGCCGGAGCCATCCGTCGTTCAGGATAACCGAGTATCAACACACCTAACTCGGCTCGCTGTCATTCCTCTGTGTGCAGAGTCCAGCCCCTTTAACAGCTTTCGAACTCAGTCGCGGCGTGGGCTTATCTTCGTACCGCTAAGTGATTGGCCGGTGAGTGACGTATGGACATATCTCTCCAATCACTGTCGGTCGGAAAAGGCGTGTAGATTGGTAACAGATTGTGTTACGATATAACCCATGACGGGTCGTGAGGTAACGGTTAATCTCTCTAGCCTGATCCGAATGGCTGTTCGTATCAGCCACCGACCTGTCAAATCTATCAAAAAATTCCTGGCTTGTAAACCTTGCAACCAGGACAATCTGCAACATATAATGCGTTACCGGCTGCGCTTCACCCACGAGCGGCCTCCAGTCGGCAGCCTAGCCTGGCGGTACCTCTCTCCATCGCCTGGCGGAAAAGCGATCTATTCCTCCCGGGTAGATCGCTTTTTTTTAGGCGGCAGAACCTGGATCACCCCACCACGTTGCAGGTAATCCTGTATGTCCTTTTCCAGCTGCGCTCTGCGCTTGTCTTTCACCCTCTGGTGTTCGTTAGGCTCTGCCGGGCGCATAACGCCTAATCCTTTTTTTAGCCAGCCTTGCGATTCTTTGTAATTCATCTCGCGTGTACTTCCGCTCAGTCTGATCTGATTCCAGCCGCTCTACTTTTTCGAGGCCAATCCGTTGACATAATCGGCGGCGATACTCGACGGTGTTTCCCGATAAATACCGGTTGCACTTCTTGCATTGCCCGTGAGCATTCCACGTATGGAATCGCAGGTGCGGAGCAGAGCCAACGGAACGATAATGACCGCAGTCATAACCACCACCGACACTATCACTAGAAAGAACACTGCCACAACTAATGCACGGACGACCACGGTCGCGGCATCGTATATAAGCGTTGAAAGCTGCTTGCGCAATCTTTTCATAATCTCGCCTCGTCAGTAATGATCTTTTTACAGCATCAGTGTGCGCCTTTTTTTGCTTTTTGACAAATTGCTGAGCGCGTGCAGATCGAGCATATTCTGCCAGGTGCTCGACACAGCAGAACGCTTTCAGCGATCCGATAATCGCCGACTCTGCGTCTACTTTTTTCCTGCACAAACTACAACGGCGGGTCTTCATGCAATGCCAAATATGTCAGCAAGTCTTGCATCGGTGCCAGCTGCTTGTACTGCATCAAAATGCAGTCATGCTTGATTGCCAAGTTTCCACTGATCTCGCCTTTTGATTTTCGCTCCCCGTTTTGCCAGAATCGTTTTTTATCTTCCCAGCCCATCAGCCAGACTTTGCTTTGACTGACAGCAGTGAATACATAAATGTCAGTTCTTTGCTTTTCCTGGTACTGGGTCAGGATGCAGTTATGCTCCGGCTTTTTTCTATACTTTGTGCCGCTGCTTTTCACATCGATGTAAATGCCATTCACGATAAAATCAAAGTCGAAACTACAATCACCGTGATATTCAAAATCAATATTATTATCCTGCAAATATCGGCCGAATGCGCACTCACCCAGAAATCCAGTCTCTTGCGATCTGTAATGCCTAACCACCGTCCTATCATTGATTGACGCTGATTTGATTTTCTTATGTACATACTGCCGCCAGTTTTCTCTGATTGCATACTCAATCATTATGGGGCCACTCCGGCAATGTTATTCCATGCTTTTCCGACATATGCTTGCTCAAAATTTTATAAACCTTATTGTAATCAGCGCTCATCGCTTCGCTGGTCGCATCTTTGCCAATAATGGCTTTTTGTAACGGTCGCCACAGATGCTCCTTAGCAGTCTCCATCGTCCAAGGTATTTCGTAATCTTCCTTGAGTGTTTTTTTCATATCCAAGCCGCACTCGTTCAGCGTGTGCGCGACCTGGCCGAGCCATAAGTGTAATGAATTGTTCTGCCTGATCGTTCTTTGTTTTGCGACGTTCCACTTCCAGGTAACGTATCCGTGCTGGTCGTATTGATCTGTCGCGAATCTTATAAACTCCTCCAGCGTAGCGTCAGAGTTTACTACCCAATGTTGATTTTCCATTTTTTTCCTCCCAGTAATCTGCCCAGTCCGTTCCACGTTTTTCTGGCACTCTGACAATAACATCAATCCTGTTGCTCAGCCTTTTAGCAAGAGCATACGCCGCAGCTTCGCCGGTATAGCTATAATCACAGTCGGCAAATATATACAGTTGCTCGACGTAATCAGGCGGCTCGAATTTCTCAAGCAAACCTGCATTGATTGCAGACCAGCACGGGATGCCATTCATCGCAGTGACCGATAAAGCAGTCTCGATACCCTCAGCAATCCCCATAACTTTCTCGCCAGCACAAAGCCTGATAGCAGATCCTGCCAGCGGTCTGCACTTCGGCATAATCTTCCTGGGGGATTCAACGTCAGCCTTTTGGCCCGATTGGTTCAGATAAGTAACATGCAATGATGCGACAGCGTTTTGTGGCGTGACTACCTTTGCAACCATCGCCGGGAATTTACCTATCACTTTGCCGTCTTGCCAATACGCAAGCGATGGATGAAAGTATAAATTGCTGGATTGATTGAGGTGTCTTGATTTTAGATATTTTCGGACTGGCGACAATTCAGAGACAACGCAGCCTTGCATGACTGACAAAAGCCGCTGCCGGTTTTTTTCAAAATCATCGACAAAAATAGGCTTTTTCTCTTCTGTGATTGATCCAACCATCAGCAAGATTTCATGCGCCAGTTGTCTTTCTCGCTTGCCGCTGACGTGCTTTGCTAGAGTCCAGCCGTTACCAGGCCCGCATTGGTTGCAGATAAAAATACCGCCGCCTTCGTGGTCAGTAAAACGAAACCGATCTCTCCCGCCGCACATCGGACAGTCAGTGTGACGGCCGGTCAGGTATCTTTCTTCCATGCCCAGGTTGAGCAGGATTGATCGCCACTTGCCTTTAGTAGCTTCGCTAAAATCACTCATTGCATATTCTTGTAGTAATCAATGACGTCTAAGTCTGCGTATTCGCTGCGGTTCTCATTTATCATTTTGTGCCCATCATTAGCTGACATAAAACCAGAGCAAAAGACAAACTCAGAACGTTCACAAACTGTGTATGAAAATATTTCAGAAGAATGCTGAACGCAAGCTGGCATCGGGACATAACACCAACCAACCCCAAGCGGACCCGAGTCGACATCCTTCATAAACCATTTGCAATCTCGGCAACTATTCATTCTGCATTTTCTCCGACACTATTTCCAATCCGTCGATCATCTCCCATCCTCCTATACCCACTCTCCAGCGGTCACCCCAATTGACGCGCCCAGGACGTTTTTAGACCCGATTCGCTGTACGGCCTACCCTTGTCGTTCAGGATCAAGAACACGCTATGTAGCCCGACATGAATTTACGCATCTGGTAGCTCCGGTAAACCCATCCAATGTGTGAAAGACTCAAGCTCCATGCCTCTTTCACCAAAGATTGCCCAGTACAGATCAGGACCGTTGTGAGCCAGATAGCCTGTCGCAGTAACGTGCGCCTCATCAACTCCTACCGGGGTACACCAAAGCCTGTTCTCTGTTATCAGAAGCACTTGATCCCCAGGATCAGGAAGTCTCTCTGAAGTCTTGTACCAAACTCCAGGCATATACCAACTTCCTCCAATTGTCTTGAATTTGGACAACTTTTCCTCCAACTCCTCTATATACCTGATCGTATCCGGTATCGGGTCGTCGCCCATGTAGAAACGGTTTTCGAGTCGTTCAAGAATTGTTGGTTTATTCATCACCTTCCTCCCACTCTCCGGCGGTCAGTATCTGTATGAGCTTATCTTTCTGTGCTGCTCTTGCTGCGGTTCTTGCTGCGGATCCTGCTGCGTCACATGCTGCGTATGTTGCGGCTTCTGCTGCAGCCTTTGCTGCGGCTTTTGCTGAGGCCCATGCTGCAGCACTTGCTGCGGCTCTTGCTGCGGCCAATTCTGCGTCAGTTGCCAGTCCGTTGCTATACCTCCAAGCAACTTCTAGAGCATCCTTGCTGCGTTGATCTGTTAACAATTGCTCTACTTGCTTAACACACCATACCGAGTACTTACGCCACAGTCGGGAATGCTCCGGAAGACAACGCAATGCCCACAAAACATCATCAAGACCGTTTGACTTGAAAGCCTCCACAAGCGGCCATTCTCTGTCCAGATCGGGGCCTTGGGCAGCTAGTATTTTCTTCCAGCCGTTCGGGCAAGGGTGGTGCTCTTTAATTTTAGCGAGTGTTATTTTCATTCTCAGTCTCCTCTACCCACTCTCCAGCGGAGAGTATCTGAATCAGTCTTTCCTTCTGTGCAGCTCTTGCGGCGGCTTTTGCTGAGGCCCATGCTGCAGCACTTGCCGCGACTCTTGCTGCGGCCAATTCTGCGTATCTTGCTGCGGATCCTGCTGCGGATCCTGCTGCCGCTACTGCTGCGGCCCATGCTGCGTATCTTGCGGATTCTGCTGCGTATGTTGCGGATTCTGCTGCGTCATTTTCTGCGTCGATTGCTACCGCTATTCCTTCGGCCAGAGCTGCTTCAATTTCTGCGTCCAGAGATACTATAATTGCTGCGTCTCTTGCAGCTCTTTCTGCGTCACTTGCTGCGGCCCATGCTGCTTCAATTCCTGCGGCCAATTCTGCGTCGCTAGCCAGCCCGTCGCTATGTCTCCAGGCAACTTCCAGAGCATCCTGGCTCCTTTGATCTATCAACAGGTGCTCGACTTGCATAACGCACCATACAGCATACTTTCTCCACAGTCGATTATGCTCCGGCAGGCAGCGGAGAGCCCACAGGACATCTTCCAGAACGTTTGACTTGAAAGCCTCTACCAGCGGCCATTCTCGATCCAGATCGGGGCCTTGAGCCTCTAGTATTTTCTCCCAGCCGTCGGGACATGGATCGTGCTTTTTTATTTTCGACAACGTTATTTTCATTTTTTATTTTCCTTCTGGTGCCTTCGCTGCATCTCCCGGCTGCACTTGCGGTGATCAGT